TATCTATCGAGGAGGTGAAAGATAGTTTTGACATGGACGTAGTGGAAGTAGATCCCAAGGAAGTATAGGGCTGCTGCTACTGTTGTCATGTTTGTCAGGTCATCAAATGAAGGCATACTTTTCTTCCAATGTAAAGGTGTTAGTGTTAAACTTAAGTTGTCCTGCGTACCCTGTTGGACCCACTGGTCTGTTCTTTGTGACAAGTAACTTGGTTGTGTTCCTTTCGTCCTCGTCCTCAGCCATCTTGTTGCGTTGTAGATCAACAACAACAGATGCTCGTTGTTCTATCATACGGCAGTACTTAACCTGGCCGTCATCATTAGTGTGCCCGATGGTCACGATACCTACGTTCAACTCAGCGGCTAACTTAGATAGCCTGACAGATAGATCCGCAAGGAATTGCTCTTTGCTTTCATCACCGCCCATGTTAGCTGCGATGTCTTGGATAGGTTCAAAGAAGATATAGTTAACATCACAAGCCTGTGATAGATAACGTATGTGCCCAAGCAGGTCAAGTGGATCGTCCTCGTCATTCAAGAAGAACTGGAATAGTCTCTCGTCCTTGGTCATGTTGCTGATCGACTCTTGTACCTTGGCACTGACACCCTTGTCCTCGATCAAGTCCATGCGGGTCACGTTATCCTTGATGTCGTATGACACCAGACCCAACAATGATCGTAGCTTGGTCTCTTCCATGTGCCATGTGGCGATCTTGATGTCAGGGTTCTTATCTAAGATACGATACTCCAAGTAGCGCATGAACTCTGTCTTACCTATGCCTGTCTGAGCCTTGAACAGGGTGAAGTGTCCTTGCATCAGGCCTAGGCACATATCATCGAAGTCCTGTATGCCTGTCTCCACATAGGTGTGGTTCTCTGCCTTGTTGTAGAGGCTAAGGAACTGGTCAGTGGTGTTGATGACATTCTCTGGGGTATACTTACGGGCGTTCATCCATGCGTTATAGTATTCATTCTTAGCACCTGCCTCAAGGAACTCATTGGCATCCTTGTACTTGTCATGCTGCACACGATATACCTTGTTGGGGTATAGGTTAGCTATGCGCTGGGCCACGGCATTGCCTTGGTCATCATGCTCGATGGACAGAATGATCTTGTCAAAGGATGACAGCCAATCGTTTGTGTTTGTCCATAGCTTCTTCGATGGTGTTGCCGATGGCAGTGACACAAAGGCAGAGGAGAACTTAGGGTTATGACACATCTGATAGGCAGACATGGCGTCTAGCTCACCCTCACATATGGTCACGATCTTACCTGATCCTGCGTTCCAGTGGTTCATGCCGTATAGCTCGTCTGACTTGAGGTTAGCTGCACGGAACTCCTTTGGGAAGTATCGTGTCTTAACACCACCAGAAGGGTAGATGTATTCTTGCTTAACCTCTTTGCCATCCTTGTCTAGGTATGTCTTGCAGTCATACTTGCGCATGGTCTGGTCTGATATGCTGCGTATGGTTCTGTATACGCCTGTGAGTACCTCGGTAGGCACTGCCTTGATTGCTGGCTCCATGTCCCAATCATCCTTCTCTTGTTGTTGCTGTCCCTGAGTAGGATACTCGTCCTCTGCCCAGTCTAGCTTCGCTGCCTTGTCCCTTGGGTACTTACGTTCGCAGCTGTGACACCTACCTGACATGCTGTCCAGGTTATAGCTAAAGGCATCTGTGCTACCGCAATCCTCGTAGGGGCAAGGCTTATGTGATTTCCAATTCATAGTATGTGATCCCAATAGTCTTGTGTGAAGATGTCTATGATGACAAGGATCTCCTTAGGTGTCAAGGTAGTTAATGGAACGGGCTTGCCATCCTTGTTGTATAGCTCAGTGACAGAGAACTCTGGCTCGTGCTGCACCTCAAAGGTATAGCCTGTGTCACCCCAGCTATCCCAGAACCCCACACCATCATCCCACAGCTCTCCATAGACAGTATACTCTCCGTCATGACGCCTGATATTTGTTTCATAACTCATGTCGATTTCCTCTTGACACATCTGAAAATGTTGATACCCTAGGGCTTGTCCCTGACAAGGGTTCTATAGGTATATTCCTTAGGCATCACCACCAACAGGCAGTCTTCTATTTCTTCTTCATACCTATGGACACGTTCTTGCTCCGTTAGCCAGTCAGCATCATCAATAACATCTATTTGTCTTATCTGGTATGATCTTATTGGTGTTATGTCCTTACGCTTTGTCATTGTGTCACCTCCACTATCTCCGTTTTGACACCATCCATACGACTATAAATCTCGGCATGTCTCTCCGCTTCGTCCAGTCTCTTGCATGTATGATAGCAGATCTCTTGGTTTGTTCTCTTGCTGGTCAGTATGATACGGATCATGTTTCTAGCTCCTCTTTGACAAGGTGAAACACTGTGCACCGATCCATATAGTATTGCATGGCATCCATGTCAGTGTAGTCAGGTGCATCCATGCAGGACAACTCAATGTCATTGTCAATCATTTCCTTCAGCATGAGTAGCTGGCTTGTTGTTAGTTCTAGCGTATACATTATTCTAACTCCTCCTCTTCTTCTACATTATGAAACTTTACTGTGATGCACCCGTCACCATCATCCTGTGCGACTTGCCAGCCCAATGCACGGCTGTCATCCGACAACACCATTGCATCAAGCCAATCAAAGAATACTTCTCTATCCATTACGACATCTCCTCTACTGTCTGACTGTTAAACTCATAGACTGCCTTGGCAAAGCCTCGGGGTGTGGCAGATCGTATGTCCTTGGTGCGCTGTGACTTACCGCCCAGCTTCATCATGGCTGTGCTGTAACCGTTGCCGTGGTACTTCTCAGGGTCAACAGATACCTTTTTAGGCATCACAAAGCCACCACCCGTCCATAGGCAGGTCTTCTTTTTATACCCATCACGGGGTGCGATATACTCAGGCCAGCGTGGATGCTCTGCCTGATCGTCATTGATGTAGCCACCATACTCATAAGGGTGAAAGCTATGGTCAGGCTTGCGCCACTTAGTAGCCAAGACACTGACAGGGTTCTCCACAAAGTAAGGGACGTGTAGGCTGTTGAACAATCTTGCACACCATACGGCATAGCTCACCGCCTCGTCTTGAAAGGATGGGTTAGCCTCTGCCTTACGCTTGAAGTGTGCCGCACCTGATACAGCCATATCAGTACAGACGGGGAAGGCCATGCCAAAGACAACAGGCTTGTCACTAAACGCAGAATGAATGGCGTTCAGTGTGTTGTGATCGTGAAGATCAGCGTGAACGTAGGTGATAGAACCTTTGCTACCTACAAATGTGTCTGTGTTTACGTTCTCTTTTGAGTGCTGGATGTCATAGGCGTAGCAGTCATAACCTGCCTCTGCCCATGGCTTAAGTGCCTCACCTGTGAAGTCATAAAGACTGATTACGATACCTTTGGTCATCTCAATATCCTCTCTCTCTTTGTAATGCTGTCGCCTGTTCATCTGTAACGTCCAGCAATATGTTCTTTACCTCTTCGCTGGTCAGGCCAAAGTGCCTAGCCACTTGTGCGATTGTCTTGTTGGTTGTGTCAAACATATCACACACATCCATGGGGTGCGGTTTATAGATCATCAGTATACCCTCTTTGTCAGATAGATTATGAGCTTGTCTACGTTGTCAAACTCTTCATGAAATGTCTTCATCCCCTCTGCGTCATAGCAGTCGTATGATAGCACAGGCCACTCTGGATCTTCTCGCATAGCAGGGTCGGCATAGTCCACAAAGATCTGGCAATAGTTGCCGTGCCGTTCCTCTTTGAGCAGTGACGGGCAGGTGTCATTTTTCCAAGAGCTGTTCTGCCATCCGTGAGGCGACAATGCGTGAAAGAGTTTATTGAGTGTGTCATAGTTGTCAAAGTCTCCATGGGGTGCATCTGCTATAGCATAAACCATTTGTGCATCCGCTTGTGCATCCTCTCTTGCCTCTTGTGCATCTTGAAATAATGAATTTACTTTTCCCATTGTCTTTCCCCTTTCCTAGTCTAAACGTGAGCCAGCTGTGGCTTTGTATCCGTGTGCT